GAATATCTGAGACTCTTAAAAGAGTTTGCAGGGATAGAATCCCGGCCGACCACGGAGTCCAACCACTACGACGAAAATGGGGAGTTTATTGGTAGCAGCGTGGACACCGATCTTTGTGACCTGCTGGACGAGGCTGGCGTGGAGGTGCGGGACGATGGGGCAACATAAGCACAACCCGACCGCTATTGCGGCGGCAAAAGGCGAGCTGCCGCCGAAGAAGCGAGAGCCGCAGTTGACCAAGAGGCAGGCGGAGCGGCTTTTGAAAGCAGAGATCCTGAGTAGATGCACGCCTCTGCTTGCACTGCCGTATGAAATGCAAAACAGGATTGTAAGGGGATATATGGATTATGACTGATTATATCAGCCGCGAAGCGGCGCTTATGAAACTAATGCAGGACGGGTGCAGCGCAAAAAACTTGCAATCCATCTCGGATGTGCCCGCCGCCGACGTTGCGGAGGTGGTGCGGTGCAGGGACTGCAAACACAAGGTGAGAACCGACGCAAACGGTATTGTCATCTGCTCTGAGGAGCACGGCATGTATTGCCCAACAGAGAGTGATTTTTGCAGATACGGAGAATATCGGACAAATACGGGAGGCGTGACCGAATGAGCGGGATGTAGCGCGATGATGGAGGACACAAATGAGTGATAAATACATCCTACGTTCCGGCGCAATCGATGCGATCAAGCGGAACAGTGGGACTTTGTATACGAGAGAAGCGGAGTTCTTGCTTCAAAAAGTCATTTTTCTGCTCAAAAATGCTCCCGCCGCCGACGTGGTGGAGGTGGTACATGGGCAGTGGGTGCATAGTAGATATGAGGAATGCTCCGAGCGGTTTGAACTCGTGAAGTGCTCTCAATGTGGCCACGAGGCGTATGCAATGGCGTTCTATGTTCGCGGTGGCAATTACTGCCCCAACTGTGGGGTGAAGATGGATGGAGGTGAAAACGATGTTTCAGGTTGAGCTTTTATCTGGTGGCGTGTTCACGGTGTATGCCGTCCAGCCGGAAGCGGAAATATTTCTGATTTACCGCAACGATGCATGGGAATGGATCGATATTCCGCAATGCAGGCCGTACACATATCCATGGCCGCCGCTGGCCTCATTTGCCACGGAGGGCACGACATGAGCTACATGCAGAAGCTGGAGCAGCTTGCTCAGACGAATCTGGATATTGGGTTTAACGCCGGGTTCCAGGCAGCGACAGATCTGTGGATGCTCGCGCTGGCGCAGGAGGGCTTCGGCCCAGGGCGGATGCGGCGCACAGCACACGGTGTGGCACAGCTTTATCGTGAGTTTGGACATGCGTGGCGAAACGAGCCGGAGTCTGACTATGCGCAGGAGCAGATTGACCGCGTTCTGAAGCCGCTCTGCGGCGAGGAGTTCGTGCCGTTCCGCGAACGAAACGAATGGGTGAGGAAACTGAAATACGGGAAAGGAGCGAAGAAATGACGAGAAAAAGAGCCGTTAAGCTACTGATGGCGCGTGGGTGCGGCCGGAACTGTGCAAATTCTCTTATGCGCGCAAAGCATCCCGGGCATAGCAATGAGAGCCATTACATCCGCATTACATTGGCTCGCCGTCTGCGAGATAGCGCTTTAGCCTTCGCGCGGCTGTCAGCCGTGACCGCCGCCGCGCGCTGTGCAATGTCCCGATTGGCGCAGGCTATAAACGAAATCAAAGGAGGGACTGGACTTTGACACCAAGAGAGATCGAGTTCGTTGTCAAACAGGAGCGGCGGCTCTGCAAGGTTGGCCACGAGCTTGGATATTTTCATCGCTGGGACGATACGCTTCCCGGCGGTGTGGAGGCAGTTGTAGAATTCCCGGACGGCGTTCGACGTGTCCTTCTCGGCGACATTGCTTTCTGCGATGAGGAGAACGCAGACTTGCGGCGCATGAATGAATACCACAGAATGGAGCTGATGCCGAATCAACCGGGTGATTGAACTGCGCGCGGGCAACCGCGTTCGCGCAATTGAGCTTGCATCGCGGCCACCGAGGACCGGTGGCCGTGCGGCAAAGCAATTTGAAACCAGCCTCGTTCAGGAGGCCGTCAACATTAAAACCGCATGTATGCGTCTTGAGTTCTTATTGTATGCAAACTTCAGCCCGCAAGACTGGTTTGTGACACTCACTTATGATGCCGAGCACTTGCCGCCGAATTATGAGGCAGCGCGCAAAAATGCACCGGCCTACTTCCGCAAGGTGCGAGAGGCGCGCCGGGTAAGGGCGCTGCCGTTTGGATATGTCTATGTCATGGAGGGCATGCACGGCGATCACCGCATCCACCATCATTTCGTGATCCAGCGGGCGGACGGCGACGAGATGCTGCTCCGCTGCTTCTGGCAGAAGGGATCGGTCGATACCAGGACGATTGAGGACTTCGGCGGCTACCGCAAGGTGGCGAGGTATCTTACCAAGGAGCCGAGGAAAACCGGGAAGCTCCGCGTCGGGCAGCGGATGTGGACGCCGAGTAAGGGCCTCATTAAGCCGGAACGGCTGGACGTCGAGCTGCCGCCGGGCGCGCACTATTCGCCGCCGGACAAAGCTATCCCGTTCGAGGGCGAGAAGTTCCCGGAGCGCATCGACAACAGCTTCGGAAGCTACGTGCTGTACGACTATGAAATCCCGGAAAACTGAACATTGCATTTACAATTTTCCCTTGAAACAACCTATAAATAATCAGAAAGGTGGAACAAAAGTCTTGCAAAGCAAAAACGCGCATGATATACTATTAGTGTCAGCAGGTGGCAAGCTGATCTGCCCGCTGTGCGGACGGCCGACGCAGCAGCGTGTGCTGCCGACGACAACGCTGACAGACTTCCCGCTGTACTGCAAGGTGTGCAGACGCGAGTCCGTCGTAAACGTGAATATGAGCCTGAGCCAGAGCCTTTGCGCCAGCGCCTGCGCCAAATGATTTGACCGTGTGAACGGTAGATCGTTTGGCGCTTTTGTTTTGCAGCCGAAATGATAGCCGGATGGCATGAGCGCCATGATCTCCGTCGTGAGGTCATGGCGCTTTTGCTTTATCTGCGATGCTGGATGAAAGGGCGGTGATCCCAGACGGACTACAAGAGCAAGCGATGGCTGCGCCTGCGGGATGCAATCCTGCGGCGCGACGGCTACAAGTGCCGCGAGGCTGGCCGCTATGGCCGAAACGAAACCGCGACGACAGTGCACCATGTCTACCCGGTTGAGGATTTCCCAGGCTGGCAATGGTGCCGCTGGAATCTGATTGCTGTCAGCCAGGCCGCGCACAACAGCTTCCACGATCGGACGACCGGAAAGCTGACCGAGCGAGGCCTCATGTGGCAGCGGCGAGTGATCCCCCCTCCCGATTCGCCTCCGCCGTTTTAGCAAAAGCACCGGATGGGGCCGCCTCTTCCGACGGCGGGAAAACCGGCGGAGGGGGTTAAGCCGGAGGGCCAGGCGTGCGCGCGACGCGCGCGTCGTGGAATTGCGCGACGTGGGCGCAAACGACGCGGGCGCGCGAAAACAGCCGCTCGAATGGCGGTGCAAGAATACATCGGAGGCTGCGCCGGGCGCTTTTGCCTGCATGATAGTCCTTCACACCGGGCGCGGTTTGGCCGCCGCGTCTGGCGGAGCCTCCGAGGAAAGGAGACCATGGCGCGCGAAGATATGATCCGGCAGGACATGAAGCTTGTCGGGACTTACAACGAAATCTTTGAGCCGACGATCAAACAGCTGGCGAAAACCGAACGTGAGCTTTCGCGTGCCGAGAAGGAGTGGAAGAAGCAGGGCGGCCAGCGCGTGTGTACGATGATCAACAAGACCGGCGCAGAATATACGGCGAAAAGCCCATACTGGACGGATGTCCAGGACTTGCGTGCCACTGTCCAGAGTCTGCGCAATCAACTCGGTCTGACGCCGACCGGCCTCAACAAGGCCCGCGGCAAGGCACCGTCGAACGGCGGCGTCGGCAAGCTGGAGCGGCTGCTTGAGGATGCGCATAATCACGCAATCGAATGCGCCGCACAGTATCAGCGCGACGTTGAGGACTTTGTGCAGTCGGTTTTATCGGGTGAATCCGGATTGTGTGAGGACGCGGTACTCGCTTGCAAACGGTACGTGTCAGACTTGGACACTGGAAAGTGGGAATTTCGCTCAGAGCCAGCGAATGACATCATTGCCATCATCGAGACGATGATCTGCCACCAGCAGGGCGAATTTCTCGACGCGACACCACTTCGCGGGACGCCGTTTCTGCTGCTCCCTTATCACAAATTCATTGTCTACAACGTTATGGGTTTTTACCTGCCGGATACGAAAATCCGGCGCTTTAAGGAAGCTGTCGATTTCATCCCCCGCAAAAACGTCAAAACGACGTTCGCTGCGGCTCTGGCGTTTGCGCTGGCCCTGTATGAACGGGCCTCCGGCTCGAAGGTGTACGAGGTCGGCGGCGCGCTCAAGCAGGCGCTGGAAGGCTTCGACTTCCTCAAGTACAACGCCGCGCGCCTGGGCGTGACCGTCAAGGACGATCCGGAAAACGGCCTGCGGATTATCGACAACAACATGGAACGCTCGATCTCCGGCGACATCGGCGACGGTATGATCTCCATCAATGCTCTGGCTGCGAATCCCGACAAACAGGACTCTTTCAACTGCAACATTGTCATTGCGGACGAGGCTCACACTTACAAAAGCCCGCAGCAGTATCAGATCCTGAAGGACGCGACCAAGGCGTACACCAACAAACTGGTAATCATCATTTCGTCCAACGGTCCGAATGCCCGCGGCTTCCTGTTGGGGCATTTGGAGTATTGCCGGAAGATCCTCCGCAGGACAGTCACAGGTGACGCTGCCGACTCGGTTTTCTGTTTCCTCTGCTCTGCGCCGACGCTGGAAAACGGCGACGTTGACTTGAAGGACCCAAATGTTTTGAAGGCAGCTTCCCCCGGTTGGGGCTACTCCATCCGTCCGCAGGACATGATAAACGACGCGGCAATGGCCGCAGAGAATCCAGCGCTGCGGCCGGAATTCCTCAACAAAAGCCTAAATGTTACGACAAATGCCGTTAAGGCGTGGTTCGACATTGCGGAGTTCCGTAAAAGCGACGAACGGTACAGCTGGACGCTTGCGCAGCTGGCAAAACTGCCGATCCGGTGGTATGGCGGGACGGATCTGTCCAAGCTCTACGACCTGACGACCAGCGCCCTGTTCGGGCACTACAAGGGCGTGGACATCATCATTCCGCACTGCTGGTTCCCGCGTCCGGCCGCGATGGTTAAAGCACAGCAGGATCAAATCCCGCTGTTCGGCTGGCTTGAGGACGGCTGGCTGGACATGACCAATGACAAGGTGACCAATTACCACGACGTGGTTATGTGGTACAAGAAGCGCCGCGCGGAAGGCTTTAAGATCCGGCGCGTCGGGCATGACCGTAAATTCTGCCGCGAGTATTTCGTGGAGATGAAGCAGGAGCGATTCCCAATCAAGGATCAGCCGCAGCTTTTCACGCGGAAATCCGAGGGCTTCCGCTACATCGAGAACAGCGCGAAAAAAGGGACTCTCTACTACCTGCACGCCGAGCCGTTTGAGTACTGCGTTCAGAATGTCGCCGGCATTGAGAAATCAGACGATATGGTAATGTACCAGAAGATCGAGCCGAATTTACGTATTGACGTATTCGACGCCGCCGTTTTCGCGGTGTGCGCCTATCTGGAGGATCTGACTGCCAGCAATAAGGCGGCCGGATGGTATGACAAGAAAGATGGAAAGGATGATGATGCCGATTGAAAGTCAAAGTGCAGCGCAGGTCCGCACAGGATCTGACGCTGCAAGGATTCCTGCTGGGTGCTGTAAATCAGGATACGCTTTGCGTACCCGGCTATACACGGCTGATTGACAGCCCGGACGTGCAGGCAGCCGTTGGCGGCCTTGCCGATATTATATCCAATGCGACAATTCAGCTCATGCAGAACACGCCGGACGGCGATGTCCGTGTCCGCAACGCTCTTTCCCGCTTCATGGACATTCAGCCGTGGGCACATGGCACACGCAAGGACCTGATTGCGTGGATCGTGTGGACAATGCTGACGAACAGCTGTGGAAGCGCCTTTTTGCTGCCGCACACATCCGGCGGCTTGCTGACGGAGCTGGAGCCGATGCCGGATGCGGTAGCTATGAGCGACGATAACGGCCGAAGCTACTATGTCATGTGGCACGGCAACCGCTTCGATTCCGGCGCGGTGCTGCACTTCCGGCGCTGGCCGGACCCGGCACAGCCTTGGCGCGGCCTCGGTTTGCGGATGAGCCTGCACGATCTGGCAAACAGCCTGCGACAGACGTCGGCAACAAAGAAGGGATTTATGTCCGACAAGTGGAAGCCGAGCGTCATCGTCAAGGTGGACGCGCTGGCGGATGAATTTGCCGACGAGGATGGCCGAAAGCGCCTGGTCGATCAGTATCTGTCCAACAGCAGCGCAGGCGCACCGTGGATCATCCCGGCTGATCTGATGGAGGTGCAGCAGGTGAAGCCGCTCAGCCTCACCGATCTGGCAATCCGCGATAGTGTGGAGCTGGACAAACGCGCCGTCGCATCGCTGGTCGGCGTGACTCCGTATATGCTGGGCGTGGGCGCCTATTCGGACAGTGACCACAACCACATGGTGAAAACTACCGCGACTACCATTGCAAATATTATTTGCCAGGAACTGACGCGCAAGCTGCTGATCTCCAGCGAACTGTATTTTTCGATGTCCACAAGGCGGCTTTACAGCTACAGCACCAAGGAGCTGGCCGACGTGGCCGAGGGCCTCTATATCCGCGGCCTGATGGACGGCAACGAGGTTCGTGACTGGGTCGGCCTGAGTCCGCGGGAGGGACTGAACGAGCTGGTTATTCTGGAGAATTATATCCCGCGTGGAATGATCGGCAACCAGAACAAACTGACACAAGGGGGCGACGACAATGAACCGTGACAAGCAGTTGCGGCAGGTTCGCTGCGTGGCGCAGCCGTTTCAGACGCGGGCAGCGGACAATGACTTGTACATCGAAGGATATTTTGCGGTGTTTAACTCGGAATATCAGCTTTGGGATGGTGCAAGTGAGGTGATCAAGCCCGGCGCATTTACCGTCTCAATCTCCGGGGACGTCCGCGCGCTTATCAACCACGACACCAGTCTGGTGCTTGGCCGGACAAAGCCAGGCACGCTGGCACTCCGGCAGGACGACCGCGGCCTGTGGGGCAGCGTCCGAATCAACCGCGACGATGTGGACGCGATGAGCCTGTATGCGCGCGTGCAGCGTGGCGATGTAGACCAGTGCAGCATTGGTTTTGCAATCAAACGCGAAACCTTCGTGGATCTCGGAAATGGTAACTATCGTTGGGAAATTGAAGAGGTTGACCCGCTGTACGAGGTCAGCGTCTGCACCTTCCCGGCGTATGAGTCCACATCCGTAAGCGCAAGGCAGCAGGATCTGGCCGAAATTCAGAAGCGACGCGCCGAGGCATGGCGCGAAAAAATGACCAAAAAGTTAGGAGGCAAATCGTAAATGTCCGTACTTAGAGTATTGATGCTCAACAGTGAGATCGCAGCGCTTCGTTCGCAGCTCACGCCGCTGGAGCAGACGCGCGACGGCTTCGCCGCCCGCGAGGAACAGCTCCGACAGGCAATTTCGGAGGCAACGACCGACGAGGAGCGCGGCGTCGTATCCACGGCGATTGAAACGTTTGAGCAGGAACGCAGCACAAACGCCGCAGAAATCTCCCGTATTCATGGAGAGATCGAGCAGCGCGAGGAACAAATCCGCAGTCTGGAGGCCGCGCAGACGCCGCCTCCGGCAAACAATCCGGTGCCCAACTCTGACACCGGCAACACCAACCACGAAAGGGGCAATGTAGAAATGAGCAATCCCGAACGCCGCTGGTTCGGCATGACCTATCAGCAGCGCGATGAGCTGCTGGCACGTGACAGCACGAAGGAATTCCTTCAGCGATTCCGCCAGCTCCGCGCCCAGCAGAACAGCGCGACCGGCGCTGAGTTGGGCATTCCGACCGAGTTCATGCAGATCCTGCGCGATCTGACCTATCAGAACTCCAAACTGTGGAAGTATGTCCACAGCGAATCTCTGCGCGGCAATGCTCGCCAGAACATCGTCGGCACTGCCTCTGATGCTGTGTGGACGGAGACCGTCGCCAACATCAATGAAATCGTGCTCGACTTCACACAGCTGGAAGTGGACGGCTATATGCTGGCCGGATACATGGCGATCTCCAATGCCGTGCTTGCCGACGATTCCGACCTCCAGCTCCTGACCAGCATCCTTAATGCGATGGGCGAGGCAAACGCGCGGGCACTCGACAAGTCGATTGCCTATGGTACGGGCGTGAAAATGCCTGTCGGCTTTATTACCCGCCTTGCCGCTTCGGCGAAGCCGTCCTGGTGGGGCAAGGATCAGGGCGACTTTATCGCGCTGAACACCAGCCACATCCTCAAACTGGATATCGACTCCACCTCCGGCACTGCGTTCTTCGGCTCGCTGATCGAGGCGCTGGGCATTGCAGATCCGAAGTATTCGGACGGCCGCGCGTTCTGGATCATGAATCGCAAGACGCACATCCGCCTGATGGCCAAGGCGCTGGCATTTGACGCCGCTGCGGCGCTGGCCGCCGGCATCAATAACACCTTCCCGATTATTGGCGGCGATATTGTTGAGCTGGAATTCATGGCCGACAACGATATTGCGGGCGGATTCGGCGACATGATGCGCATGGTCGAGCGCGAGGGCGCAACGATTGCATCCTCCGATATCCCGCTGTTCCTGAGGAATATGACGGTCTACCGCTCCATTGGCCGCTACGATGGCAAGCCCGCACGCGGTGAAAGCTTCGTGCTTGTAAACTTCCACAACACGCAGCCGACCACGTCGATCTCGTTCGCGCCTGATCTTGCGAATGAAAAACTGGGTACGCTGATCGTCACGACCGCAGCAGGCGCGTCGAACGGCAAGAGCATCGTCACAGTAGCCGGCAACAGCTCCGGCACTCTCAAGTACCAGACCAGCGGGCAGGCCATCGCCGTGGGCAATGGTGAGCGGCTTGGCAAGGGCTGGACGGATCTCCCCGCTACCAAGATCATCGACGGCACAACGGGTGAGACCATCACCGTTGTCGAGGTCAACGCAGAGGGCCGCGCTGTGGCTGTCGGCTCCGGCAGCGTGACCGCCAAGACCGGCGGTTAAGGAGGGCCGATATGTCAGCGGGACTGCGTATTGATTTACTCAAGGTCGATCTCGGCCTCCTGAGCTGCGCCGAGCCACAGGAACTGTATCTGCGCAGCCTGCTGACGTCGGCTGAGAACTTTATCCGCCGCCGGGGCGTGCCTCTGGCGGACGATGATACCGACGACGATCTGCTGGTTGCGTCGGTGGCTGCATGGATGTACCGTGCGCGCGGATCTGCCGACCGCGCACAGCTTCCCCGGAACCTGGACATCCAGATCAAGGATCGGCTGTGCGCGGCCAAGATGGGAGGCAACGAATGATCTATGACAAGATTCTGACCATCTGCACGCTGCGCCCCGGCAAATCGCCTGCTGTGCGAAAGCTTGGGAAGATCGGCCAGCAGTATTACGCGGAGCGCACCGTCTACGCCTCCCGCTATTATGCGGGCAGGCAGGCGGGCGCGAAGCTGGTACGAATGGTGTCAGTGCCTCGCAGCGTGTACGACCCGCCAATCGAGGCCGACCAATACTGCATTCTGGACGACGGGCATGCGTACCGCATCGACCAGGCGCAGCGTGAGCTTGATGATGACGGGCTACCGGTCACGACGCTGAGCCTGGCAGAGCCGGAGGGTAAGTATGAGCTATACCAAGATTGAGCGCGCACTGGAAAGCGTGCTGCCGGGCGCTGTGTACAAGGTGCAGGCCCCAATCGAGGACGCCAGCGGCAACCCGATCACCAGATATCTGGTGTGGACGCCGACCGGCGAACGGTACGAATATGCCGACGGAAAGCCGTTTGCAACCGTCCACACAGCGGTTGTGACGGTGGGTACGCAGACTGAGGACGACGACCTGCCGCGAAAGGTCACGGCGGCGCTGGCCGAGGCGCGTGTGGCGATGCAGCCGCCGGAGCATTCATATGACGATGAGCTTGCCACTTATTTTACGGATATTCCGTGTGAGGTGATCTGATGGCGCAGTTTGAAACACAGCTTGCATCCGCTGCTATTGCGCAGGCGATTAAAAAATTGCAAGAAAACAATATGTTTTCAGATAAAACCGTCACCGCCATCCTGACCATTGGTGCGGATGAAATGCTTGCAAGTGTAAAATCCGCTTTTATTCAGTCTGGCCACAACAACACCTTACCGCGCCGTACTGGCGAAACGCTGCGGCATTTTACAAAGTCGCAAAAGCTGATGAAAGATAAACGCGGGACGCCATATATGTTTGTAACGGTATCCGGGGCGGACCGGCGCGGCCAACGCTATGGCGCAAAAGCCTTTGTTCTCAACTATGGTCGCCGAAAAGGTGGAAAGATCACAGCAGATTATTACCTATCGAACGCAGCAAAGTCTACACGTCCAAAAATCAACCAGCAAATGGCACAAAAGGCTGAAGAACTCTTTGCTTCCGGTCAGAGTAAATGAAAGGAGAATGAAATGCCTGAATTTGATCTGCGCGGCATGAAGGCCGCAAAGTACAATTACGACAAATCGCAGAAGAAAATCACATACGGCGAGGCTATGAGTATGGGCGAGGCCATGACGGCAAACCTCGAAATGAAATTTGCCGAAGGCCGCATCTATGCTGAATCCTCGCTTTCGGAGTACATGAAGAAATGCACCGGTATGACGACCAGCGTCGGCGTGAAGTATATTCCCGACGATTGCCAAAAGGTGCTTTATGGCTTTTATGAGCTGAGCCGGTCGGTCGGCTCTACCTCGCCGAAGACCGTCAAGAGCATGACGGCCGGCAGGACCTCGACAGGCCAGTACGTCGGACACGGCTTTTACAGCCCCGATATGATCGACGGCGTAGAGAAATTTACCGCCGTCTTTGTCCACAAGACGCTGTTTGGCCCGCCCAGCCGTGTCCTTCAGACGATGGGCGAGTCGATCACTTTCCAGACACCGACCACAAGCGGTGAGTCCCTCGTTGACGATCTCGGCCACCTGTTCGAGTGGTACACTTTTGACACCGAGGCCGAGGCCATTGCGTGGCTCGCTGCGTGCTTCACGACCGAGCCTACGGTAGTGACGGGGGCGGGCTGATGGATGTACGGCTCAAAACCATGCCGTATGAGATCGACGGCCACAAGCTGACGCTCTCCTGCAACATGGATGTGCTTGCAGAGCTTCAGGCACAGGACAGCAACCTTGGACAACTGCTGGACGGTGACCGCTCAATGCGGAACTATCTCCGGCTGATGGCTGCGATGATCAACAGCGAGCTTCGCCGCCAGGGTGTGGACGCGGCCTATACCGACGGAGACCTCGGCCGCCGCATCAGTTTCCAAGAGTTTCGGAAGAACAACCACGCTGTGTTTGCGATGCTCGTTTCCGCCGTCATTGTCGATGACCCGGAGGAGGCGGAGCCGAAAACGGAGCAGCCGGAGGCAGACGAAAAAAACGCAGTGACCAGCAAGGACGACGGAACGGCATCGACTTTGCCTGGTACCTGAATATCTGGATCAATATCCTACACAACGACGAGGCCGTTTTCTGGCGGTCCATGACGCCGGCACGGTGTGTTGCACTTTACCGAGAGTATTTCAAACTCACGGGCGCACCGTGCCGGTCTTTTGCATCTGAGACGCAGCCCGCGCCTCAGGAGCAGAAGCCCGCCCGCTTGTCGTTGTCCGAATACCTCATGGGGAGGTGTAATTGATGGCAACACCTGTTGCAAACCTACAAATCAAACTCGCGGGTGAGCAAGAATATAAGGCAGCGGTATCGGAAATCAACTCTACGTTGCGTCGTTTGGATTCCGAGCTGAAGAAAGCAGATGCGCAGTTCGCGGATAATGCAAGCAGCCTCGAAGCGCTTAGCCAGAAGCACAGCATACTTTCGGAAAAAATTTCTGCGCAGCAGAAAAAGGTCGATGAGCTGCGCAAAGCTGTTTCGGAGGCAGAGTCGGTCCAGGAAAAAGCAAATAAGGCCTTTGAGAAAAACGCTTCAACGCTGGATAAGTCCAGCGATGAATATAAAGAGATGATTGAGTCGCTTCGTAAGGCGAACGTCCAAGCTGATACGTGGAAAACATCTCTAAATAACGCCGAAGCTGCGCTTGCGAAAATGCAGGGTGAGCTTGATGCCAACACAGATGCGTTGAAAAAGATGACAAGCCCTCTGGATAAGGTCAGGAGCGCCTTTGCCGCGACCAAGGAGCAGGGCGGCGGCGTCAAGGAAGTGCTGGCAAATCTCAAGGATGAGTTTACGCTCAGCACGGATTCTGCGAATGGCCTTGGCACGGCACTGACGGATATCGCTGGGCATTTCGGCATCCAGCTTCCGGAGGGTGCATCGAAGGCTGCGAGCGCACTGAACGGCATCAACACGGGGGCTGCGCTGGCTGTGACCGGGATCGGGCTGCTGGCCGCAGCAATTGTGAAAGCTGAAAAGGCTTTGATCTCCATGACGAAGGAGAGCGCCGAATATGCCAAGGAGATTAAGACGATTTCCAGCGTTACGGGGCAGTCCGCAGAGAGCCTTCAGGAATTCGACTACGCTGCCGAGATGATCGGCGTCTCGTCCGACCGCATCCGCGACAGCCTCAAGGAAACCACCAACAAAATGCAGGAAGCCGCGACGGGCACAGGCGACGCCTACGAGGCGTACAATAAGCTCGGCGTGAAGATCACCGACGTGGACGGCCAGCTGCGCAGCGCGGAGGACGTGTTTTATGACACGATTGACGCCCTCGGCGAAATGAAAAACAAGACCGAGCGGGACGCACTGGCGATGGACCTCATGTCCGAGTCTGCGCAGGAGCTGAATCCGCTGATCGAGATCGGCAGCGACGGCCTCAAGCAGTACGCCCAGGAGGCGCACAGCATGGGCTACGTCCTCGATAATGAGGCGCTGACGGCGCTTACCGAGGTGGACGACGCATACCAGCGACTGCAAAAGTCGCAGGAGGGTGCGAAGAATCAGCTTTCTGCTGAGTTCGCGCCGTATCTCACGGAGTTTTATGAGAAGATCACGAAGCTCATCAAGGACGGCGGACAGGCGCTCAAGGACTCCGGAATCGTGGATTCCTTTGGTATGCTGCTGGAGACTGTGGGCGACATTATTGCGCCTACCGACCAGCTCTCGTCGGATACCGTGCCAAAGCTCACGGAGGCGCTTCGCCCGCTGGCCGAGATCATGGCGGGCATTGCAGACACCATTGACTTTATCAGCGGTGCGGCGACCGTCCTCACGACCGGTATATGGGACTGGGATAAGTGGTCGGGCGGCTGGAAGCAGATGGGCAAGGCTGCGGGCTTCGGCTACTCCTACGGCAACGGCAACAACACGCAGACACTCAAGGAAAAATGGGAGCAGACAGACGTCAACCGCGCGACCAGCGCGAACGGCTACGGCCAGTATTACGCAAACGGCAAGTGGTATTCCAATTATGAGAGCTACCTCCGCGACGAATGGGAAAAGTCCGGGACAGGAACTACATTTGAGTATTGGAAAATGCAGAAGGGCTATAACGCCTCCGGCACGGACTACTGGCGAGGTGGGCGGACGCTGATCGGCGAGTACGGCCCGGAGGAAGTTGTGCTGCCGCAGGGCACGCGCATCCTGACAGCGCAGGAAACCCGGCAGGCGGCTGGCGGCGATACGTTTTACATCACGATCCCGGCCAATACGGTAAAGGAATTCAACGACATTGTAAACATCGCGCGAAATAAGCGCCGCACAGACAGAATGGGGGTGCAGGAGTGAGCGAGAGCATTCACACTTTGACGTTTGACGAGTTTGCATTTGCGAATTACAACGACAAAACGAAAAATGACCATACGAGCACCGAGATAGATTTAAGCAATCAAAACTCCAGAATGCTCTGCAAATTCGCATCAGCAAAAAATGTCGGTTGGGGGTTTAACCGGATTAAAAAAATCCGGGCGGGAATCTATATCAAGGAGCTAACGGCAATCTCAGCTTCTGGCCCCGTAATTATAAACACTGGAACGGAGGACAGCCTATTTTCGGCTACGACGGTGACGTATGCAACAAAACCAGCAGAAACAGCGCCATTTGGGCGTGGATACGTACAGGCCCAAGGGCAAGCGTATGCGGAATTAAGCATATCAGGGACCTATGGGGAAAGAAACGTATTTACAAACGGGATTGGCCTTGCTGCACAGATGGCAAGTGTTTGCAACGCATACACACCGGCAAGCGCAAATAAGCCGAAACTGGAAATAACGGTAGACGATAACGATCTTGTAAGGGTGGAAGCGTACTACTGGGACAGCACATATGGCGGTAAAACAATAACAAAAAGCTCCGGTGCAGATGTAACGATAGATGGAATACTGACGCGACAAAATGGACTTTGTTACAGTGAGGTGGCGCAATCCGGGATTTCTGGGGTGTGGCGTGCAAACGAAAACTCTGAGGAACACGAAATCCCGATGGCGGATGGGCAAGGTCAATCGTTAGTTTTCCCGTTAGGGACATTCGGTGCGCTGACACAGGTGCAAGTGCGGCCGAAGATAACGTCAAGCAACACGCTGACGTGGACGCCGGATACTTGGTTGACGATCAACCTTGAGGACGCAATCCCGCAGGCTATCCCGGTTAGCCCTGTGGGCGAATCGGTGGACAAGAACAGCCCGACGGTATTTCGATGGTCGCACGTCATATCAACTGGATCAGCACAGACAAAAGCGGAACTCCAAAAGTCAACGGACGGCACGACGTGGACGGCGCTGGCAACCGTGACCGGCGCAGAAAACAGCTACACAGCCCCAGCGGGAACATTTAACCTCGGTGTGAATTTTTGGCGGGTGCGGACGTATAACGCCGACAATGTTGCTGGCGAGTGGAGTGGCGCGGCGCAGTTTATCTGCATCGGCGCTCCAGATGCTCCGATTGTGACGGTTGCCGGAACGCACCCGAGGACAGTCGCCACTTGGCAAGCCAACGGACAGCTGGCATACCAGGTAGAAATCGACGGCGTTTACAGCTCCGGCACATACTACGGCACGGACAAAACGTGGACAGCTCCGATGTACCTCGAAGATGGTGAATACATCGTGCGCGTCCGCGTGCAAAACGAATATGCCATGTGGTCGCCGTGGGGATCGGCGGCGCTGCAAGTCGCCAACACGGCGGGGCCAGCGATCAATCTGACAGCAGAGGCCGGGGACACGGTGCGCCTCTCCTGGAGCGCTGCCGGAGGGTATCACTACAACTTTTACCTGATATACCGCGATGGGAAGCTCATCGCAAAAACGACAGAGCACACATACACGGATCTGCGTCCCATCGGCAGCGTAAGCTACCAGGTGCGCGGGTGCTTTGACACAAGCTCCAATTACCGGCTGTCCAACACAGTGACGGTGACAGTATCTGTGCCGTGTGTGACGTTGATCGATCTTGATACAGGCGATGTGCTGCCGCTTCCCTACTCGGCCAGCACACACCGCACGACGGGACGCAATCTGAGCCGGGGCGTACAGTCCGTGCAGCTTGCCGGGCGGCGATATCCGACGATAGAGCGCAGTATGCACTATGCGGAGACGATCTCGGTTGCGTGCGCATTCCGCGAGGCGGAGAATTGCGCGGCGCTTGAGGCGCTTGTGGGCAAGATGGTAACAGTAAAAACGCCGGAGGGCAAGATGGTGAGCGGGTGCCTCTCGGTGCTTGCGGCCACTGCGGACGGCGGCTTTTACACTACGTATCAGTTCGATGTGGAACAGGCGGACGTGGAGGAGGTTGTGGACATTGATTCGTGATGTATATTACAAAATCAATGTGCTTCGCGGCGGCGCGGAGTTCAAACAGCTTTCGTGGGCGGCAGACGCCGCCCCGAATGTCTACGTCCGCAAGGACTCGGAGATCAAGGGCAGTTTGTCGGCGGAGGTTTATCCGGACGCCGACGTTGATCTGCTGTCCGACGAGCTGCAACCCGTTCTTGTCCTCGACGGAGCCGAGACACCGCTCGGCGTATTTCAGGCGACCACAGTCGAGGAGATCATGGACGCATACGGGCGGCGGCTCCGGATCGAGGCATACGACCGATGCTGGCGCGTCCAGCAGAGCCGAACGGAGGGCCTCTATCACATCGCCGCGAATACGCCGTATCTGACGGCGGTGCAGCAGCTGCTTACGGCGGCGGGCATCAAGCTTGTGCTAGCCGTGCCTTCCTCGGCGGTGCTGGCAACGGATCGCGAGGACTGGGACACCGGGACGGACTACCTGACGATCTGCAACCAACTGCTGGAGGAGATCAACTACAATCCGGTATGGTTTGACGGGCGCGGCATCTGCCACTTGGAGCCGTACAAAGCGCCGACCGGCGGCAGGATCGATCACGCATACAGCAGCACAGACTTGCAGCTTGCACCGATCACGGATGACCACACGCAGGAGCTAGACCTATTTGACGCTCCGAATGTTTTTGTGCGGATCTGCTCAAATCCTGACAGAGGCGCGCCGCTGACGGCGACTGCCGTCAACGACTCCCCTACCTCCAGCACGTCCACTTTCCGGCGCGGGCTGCGCATCGTTGACGTCGCGAAGGTAAACAACGTGGCCAGTCAGGACGAGCTTCAGGAGCTGGTAAACCGGCTGCGCAACGAGTCCATGCACGCAACCAAAACAATCACCTTTTACACGCTGGCAACCGGCGGCCATGGAGTCGGGGATATCGTATCGATCGACGATCCGGACATCGGCGGAATATGGGAAGAGACTGAGTGGTCGCTTACGATGGCCGTCGGCGAGCTGATGCAGCACACTGCGCGAAGGGTGGTGATCGCGTGACGGGCCTCACAGAATATACTGCAAAAGCAGCGACGAAGCCGGAGCGCATCGCACTAGCGACTGTGGCAGCCAAGTACGCGGATGGATTGTCACTGATCTTTGACGGGCAGGACGCCGCAACGACGAAGCACTACAAATGCAACACGGCGGTGACCTTTGCGGCTGGGAGCCGCGTCGTATGCCTGCGGATCTCCGGCAGCTGGGTCGTGGCGTTCGCTTTTGGAAATCCAGTATGACGGTGCCAGACTTGGACACCGAGAAGGGAGAGACCATATGATTACAGTAAACGCAAGCAGGCGTGAGCCGATCTGTCTGCGGCATCAGGGTGAAAACGACGCGATGCGGGTAGCCTTCCCTCTTTCAGCTTTTGAGGCAGACTGGCCGGGCGGCACACCTTTGCTGCTAGTCCAGCGTCCGCGCTCCAGCAGGGACGCGGAGGCGTACCCCGTGGCGCTTTCCGTGGACGGCCACACAGCGTATTGGACGGTAAGCGCATCGGACATAGAATACTCCGGATATGGCAAGGCGCAGCTCCAGTGGCGCGTAGAGGACGTTCTTGTAAAATCCTGCATCTATGATACGGTGTGCGTTCCGTCGCTCCATGCAGGCGCAGAGCCGCCGGACGAGCCGTCCAAGCGCTGGTTCGATGCGATTCAGGCGCAGATTGGAGATCTTTCCAAACTGACGACAAAGGCAAAGGCTAACCTTGTTGCGGCCATCAACGAGGCGGCACGCTCTGGCGGAGGCTCCGGAGGAGCGGGCACCATCGATATGCGCGTCGCGGATGGCTACATCCAGTACAGCAACGACGGCGGCGCGACGTGGGAAAACCTCATTGCCATTGCCGATCTCAAGGGCGCAGACGGTAAAGACGGAACGAACGGTACAGATGGCACAGACGGGCACACGCCCGTTATCACGGCGTCCAAGTCCGGAAAGGTTACAACGATCAAGGTGGACGGGGAAGCTGTCGCTACGGTCAACGACGGGGCTGACGGAACAAACGGAACGGATGGTGCTCCGGGCAAGGATGGCGTGACGCCGGATATCAAGATCGGGACGGTGACGACGCTGCCCGCAGGAAGCGAGGCTACGGCCAGCATGGGCGGAACTGCCGCACAGCCTACGCTCAACCTCGGAATTCCGAAGGGCGCAGACGGGGACGATGCGGATGACGTGCCGGTTAAAAGCGTGAATGGCCAGACTGGCGCGGTTAAAACGAGCTGGTATTTCAATGTGACCGGCAGCGTGGAGTCCCCCGCGACGACGCAGACGGTTGCTCAGATCGTGGCCGCGCAGACGGCGGGATTTGCGCCTATCTGCAAGGCGGTACTCTCGGAGTTTAACGAACTTCCGGCGACACTTCCGGCGCTGCTGATCTCCGACATGGTCTGCGTTTTCGGCGGGATCGGGACAATTAACGGCATTACTTCTTACCTCGCTGTTATGATCAACGCCTTTGGGACTCTGGAGGTGACAACGAGCGATGTTGCATCCAAGGATGATATCCCCACGCTTCCGACGGAACTCAAAAATCCTTATTCGCTCAACATCAAGATCGGCGATACGACGACGAGCTACGACGGAAGCGCGGCGAAAACCGTGACAATTCCGGAGGGCGGCGGTGCGGATGCATCGCTCGGCATTACCGGCGCGGCTGCCGGTGAATTTCCGAAAGTGTCGGCGGTGAACGAAAACGGTGCGCCAACATCATGGGAAACTGTGGAAAGCGAAGAGGTGACGCTCGGTGGAGACGCACCGGCTCCAACGGATGCACAGGTGTCCTCGGCGGTGAACACTTGGCTGACGGAGCATCCGGAGGCGACGACGACTGTACAGGACGGCAGTGTCTCCGTCGAGAAGCTCGGATACGGCAAGCATGTCTACGGCAGCAAGCCGTACTTTTGCAACAGTGTAGGCTCCGGCGCAGTATCCTACGGTTCCATCGGCGTGGTCGTGCCGTGCAAGGCTGGCGATACGATCTACTGCAATTTTAATATGTCCCCAAACGGCGCGTACAAGAAGCCGCAGCTGCTTGCCGCGCTCCCGGAAAACCAATATGGTGCAATCGCGCCGATTGGAACAATCGAAAAGGATGATACGACAAAGGCGTATACCGTGCCGGCATCCGCAACAACAGCAAAGGCGATGTATCTACCGCAAAATTTTGTTGGAATCCCGGCAGCAAACAACGGCTCCGTTGAGGATGCACTTGCGTGGATCAACAAAACCATGGGGACGGATGGGTCAAAATGCGCACAGAACGTACCGTTTGAAGATTATGATGCATGGTATCAGACGGCACAGGCAGAGCTTTTCGACATTGACGAGAGCTGTAATAAGCTCATGTATGCCTCGCTGTATCAGGCTGTTTCGAAGCTCGTCGGGGCGAAGGTCGCCGTCCTCGGCGACAGTCTGACGGAGCAGAGCGCGTGTTCGTTTATCACCAGTGCGTACAATGACCGCTGGATGGAAAACGTCTTGCGGGATACGGCGCTGACTGGCGATGACGGGAAAACCTACAAAGGCTCCGGATGGTTCGCGCTGATTGCCCGGAAGTATAAGATCAAGTGGTGGTGCGCCGGACACGGAGCACAGTGGTGGTACTCCACGACCGAGCGGCCAAATGGCGCGACGGCGATGGTGCGCAAGCTGATCGACGGAACGGACGAGTTCGATTACATCGTGCTGGAATACGGCACGAATGATATCCTTTCCGGCTACACCCACATCGGCACGGCGGCAGACGAGGCCAGCGAGACGGCGACGACCAGCTGCGGCGCGATCAAGTGGTGCATCGAGCAGCTGCAAACGCGATTCCCCGAGGCAAGCATTGTCGTAATTTTGCCGAACATCCGCAGCGGTGCGAACGGAGAGTCGCCAGCAATGCAGCAGACGTATCTGGATACCGTCGTACCGATACTCAAGAAGTACGGCGTGCGGCGCGTCAACATGGCCGAGGACAGCGGCATTGTCAAAAGTATGATGTCCACCGATGGCGTTCACCTGCGCTGGCCGGTTGTGTCGAACAATGTCACACACTACACGAACGATACTCCGGCGGTGCGGAAATTCAGCAAATGCCTTGAGGCAGAGCTGCTGAAAGCGTGAGGTGAGAGTATGGCATTAAAAACGCTTTACAAAGATGGGAAGCCGTTGACGCTCGGCGGAAAGACGCTGACGATAGAGATCACAGAATCGAGCGGCGCGGACTCCATCCAACACGCAGATATTCCGGATTACGTCAAGGCCGAAGCGTTGGCCGTGGCAGAGAAGGTGAACGCAGTCCGGACATCGGACAGCATTGTGTTTATTGCGGCGTCGGACGCGCACCAGCATGACAGCAGCGCGGATATCGTGGCCGGAAACCTGAACGCGGCGCAGGCGATGAAGGCGCTGACCTACATTCTGCCGGGAATCGATTTCTGCTGCTATCTCGGCGACTACACTTGGGGAGCCAGCACAACGACGATCGCGGAGACAAAGCAACATATTGCGGAGATCAACGCGGACATTGACGAAGCGTTTCAGGGGATACCGCAGTTTCGGACGGTGGGCAATCACGACGCGGGAGCGTATGCCGTCACGCAGAACGGGACGACGATACCGGATTCGGAGCTTTTCCAGCTTATCGGGAAATATTGCGAGGGAGCCACTTATGGCTCGACTGTCGCAGGATACTGCTACAGAGACTTCGAGAGCAAAAAGTTGCGCGTGATCTGTCTGAACACCTCGGAAAGCCTGACGGCGGACAAAGCGTCTACGGGCTATGTATCGGATGCGCAGGCAGCATGGTTCGCGAAAACGCTGAAGGCGGTCGGAGCAAAATCCGGGTGGCGGGTGCTGACGCTTTCGCACCATCCGTTGGATTGGAGCGTCGTGAGCGTATGCGCCAACATCGTCAAGGCGTATGTCGAGGGAGGAAGTATTGTAGTTGGCGGAGAGAGTGTGAATTTCGCGAACTCCAACAGTGCACAGTTTCTTTGCGCATTCCACGGACATGTACATTGCTTTAAGACCGCGAAGCTGAACAGCATTTCCGGCAACACACCTACAGAATTTAACGCATGGCGCGTGGCGATCCCCAATATGTGTTTTAGCCGGAACAATGAATATGGCCAAAACGGCAAGGGCGAGTATTACGGGATCGAATTCGGAGAAGAAACGACGTACAACAAAACGGCGGGAACGGCAGACGATACGGCATTCGTAGTAAACGTGCTCAATCCAGCCGCGCAGAAAATCTACAGCTACTGTTTCGGCGCGGGGTACGACCGTGAGGTATTCACGGGCATTTCGTCTGTGGCGGTTACGGGCGTGACGCTCAATGCGACCTCCGGCGAGTTGACAAAGGGCGGCACGGTGACGCTCACTGCCACGGTGACTCCGGACAACGCAAGCAACAAGACGGTCACTTGGACAAGTTCTGCACCAACAGTGGCAAGCGTCGTGAATGGCGTCGTGACAGCGCTCTCCGCAGGAACAGCGGACATTACCGCGACTACAGAGGACGGCGGGTTCACTGCGACATACCATTTGACGGTAAAAGCACAGACGGTGGACGTGCTGGCGACCTATGGCTACGCAGATAATACGCGCCTGTCAACCAGCTCCGGAACGGAGAAATCGGCAGCGGGATATGTGACCATTGGCCACACCAGCAAGATACAGATCAGCAACAAGCTTTATCCAAATGGGCTGACGATCCGGCTGAGCGGCGCAGATCAGGTAACGGGCGGCTCGACGTCAAGCCCTTACAGTGACAGCGCAATGTGCTGGTATACAGCGGCTGGCGTGTTCTCAAGCGCCGTGTACATTTACAATGCGGACAATTTCAGCCTCAATTCCAAGATGGCGGTGGATTCCGACGCAAAGGGATTTACGCTTTCGTGGGAGGCCGGGAAAGTGCCGGAGATGCAGTATGGTATCGCATTTGCCGTAAAGGGTACAGGCGCGAACCTTACCGTTACACTGGCTGCAAATTGAGGAAAAAATGATGGATACATGCGTATGCTGCGGGCGGGCCGTGCCGGAGGGCAGGATGGTTTGCCCGGAGTGCGAAATAGAAAGCTTTGAAAGGAGTATCAAGATGGATGATGGAATTCAGGCGCAGATCGCCTCCGTGGAGGCGCGATGCAAGAGCAACTCGCACAGGATCGACGAGCTGGAGGCAGACAACAGGGCGCTGCATCAGCTGGCAACCTCGGTGGAGGTGCTGGCGACCAAGCAGGAGGCAATTGAGGAAAACGTGAACGAGATCAAGGCCGATGTGAAAAGCATCAAGGCGCTGCCGGGGAGCCGCTGGGAGGCGGTCGTAAAGGGAGTTGTCACGGCAATCCTTGCAGGTCTGATCGGATTTGCGCTGGCGAAGCTGGGGCTGGGCTGATGCGCAGAGACAAAAAACGATGGACAAAGGGCCGTATGGCCCGCGAGCTTGTGTACTACTGCTTGTGGATGCTCACGGCAGTAGCCACATGGGCGATGATTCTGAAAACTGCCGCCGTCCTCCTGGACAGGACGTGCGACCTTTCGGATGTGCTGGTGTTCGCAAGCGCGGCCTTCGGCGGGGAGTTGCTTTTGCTCCTGCTCAAGAGAGTATTTGCAAAACCAAGTGATACGAATGACGAAAATGGAGGTACATAAAATATGGACTACACGAACATCATCACGGCAGTCATTACGCTGCTGACGGCGCTTGTGTCGGCGTTCCTCATCCCGTGGATGAAAGAGCGCATCGGCGCTGAAAAGCTCGCCAAATGGCAGCAGTACGTTGATATCGCGGTCAGGGCTGCGGAGCAGCTCTACAACGCGACGGACGGCGCGGAAAAGAAAGCCTATGTGCTGCGCTATCTCGCGTCCAA